TAGTTGCTATCCAGAACGTTTCCGCCAAGATCCTTAATAAAGTATTCAATGTAATCATTAGGTCTGCCGAAATTTGCAGTTATTAACGCTGTATTGATTAGCGATATGTCCTGAGATGAATAAGTCTGATATTGCCCGTTTGATCCTATGTATCTTATGTCTACGTTTTCCATTATACTGTATTAGACAGGCTTAAAAAGTTAGCATTTGCTTCAAGTAACTGCTGACGAAGCGTGTTTATCTCATCAATATAAGCTTTTTCGTTATCAGTTAAAACTCCTCCCCCTAAATATTCTGTACTTCTAGCAACTAAATATTCATGAGAATTAATTTCTCCTGTTGCAGGTATATCAAAAAATAACTCATTGTATAAGTCGAAAAATTCGTCAATGGTAATCTGCTGCGAAGGTGTAACGGATGCGGGTACTGGGGTGAAAAGTTCAGAAAAAGAAGTATCGACAACGCGCGTGAAAGTATTACGTCCGTAAACTTCTTTGATTAAATTTACTTCCTGTGACATTATTCTACTACTTTAAAAATTAGGTTTTCGTTGGTAAATATAACTTCTTCGCCAGAAGAGAGAACGCTTTTAATTAGTAATTTATAAAATCGATTAACTTCCAATCCGCTAGTATACAAAATAAAGTAATTACTTGTTGTATCAGCACTCAATTTTGTATAATTGGTATCAAAGTCAATTATAACTTCGTTGGTTTTATAATCCATTAAAGACCAATAACTAGTCTGTGGAAGATATAATTGAGTTAGAAAAATTGAAGAAGTTGTAAATTGTCTTGCAGGGTAAGTAGCTCTTACCCCTGTCCTGACTTTATAAATTTGATTCCTTCTAAACTGCCCTTGGTTGTTCTGTAAAACAATAGTAATCTGATCGTTTGTGGCTAAGCCATAAGAGCCGGTAGGTCCATATACTGCGTCGGCCCACTTAAATTCTATAGTTGGCGGATAAATAGTATGGGTATCGACTGAAAAGAATTTGAGATCTACATATGATGCAGTACTGTTTTCTACCGAATTTGGATGCTTAACTACTACCCCGTAATTGCTTAAAGATGCACTGAACCATCCATCAACCATGTTAGTAATATTCATATTAATATCCTTGTTAGACATATAATCGAAATATTGACTAGCTGAAACGGTAGAACTAGAAATATAGCTACTTCCAGTTATTGTCCATAGATCAGAATTCTCATAGGGACCGGTATAAGTCCAACTACATCCGTTCTGTGACTCTGGAACTTGAGCAAATTGACCTGTTCCCATAGTCCACGACTGAGATACAGGATAAGCTTCTAGAGAATATGTAGTGTTAAGATTTTGTGCTGATGCAAGATATAATCTTAAATTAGCTTGCCATGAAGCACTTATTGCTGATAATGCGAAAGTTTTTAGTTGTTGAATATCAGTGTTTGAGAATTGTAAAAGCGATCTTCTTATATCAGATCCGGAGAAGTACTGATTAGAAGTACTGAAGTTTCCAGCAGCTGCTAAGTCATACGTATAATACGGGTTTTCGGTTAGTGGAGTTCTAAAAAGAAATCTAGTCCCGTCTTGAGAATTTTTAGCTGAAACTTCTAATATAGGATCACGACCCGTATTTTTAGACGGATATCTATAGTATATTGATGCGTCAGCTGATGCGAATATTTGATATACTGCCATAGTTAGAATGTTACTACACGTCCTTGAATATCTGTATCAGGGTATTTGACCTCAAAGATGCTCGGATCGAGTGAAGGATAAATTACCTCATTTAATGTTGCTCCTGGAATATCGTAACTGTATTGAGAATAACCTGCATTTACTCCTGCTATATTAGTTATAGAGATTTTTTGAACTGTCTGAACTCCCGCTACTTGATCAAGGAGTGTATATATTTCAGATAAAATAATCGGTTGATTTATTTGCCAATCTTCTTTAGCAAAGTATCCTTTTAATAACGTCAAACAATTAGCGATTATATCTCTTGATGTATAGTTTGGTCTAATTATAATATCAAAATTAACTTGAATATTAATTATATAAGCAGGCTTAAGTATAATAGTATCTGTAAGCATTCTATACTGTTCAAGATAAGTCTGTATATTTTGTAGTAATGCTGTTCCAGGGGGCGTAAAAGTACCGTCGGCATCATACCCAAGCAAATAAATTGAAGAGGCTAGAGGGTCTCTTTCTCCAGGCTGCCCTTCAAGGTATTGGGCGAAGGTTGCTGTATCTTTAGTCACGTATGCCTTAGCTACTTGTCCAAATTTAGGTGGCATACCTAAAACTGTACCTAAATAATCTTGCTGAGTTACTGCACGCATCTGCGAAGGATACTTAGCTAGGGTATTTAATCTTAAATCTTCGGGAGAATCTCCATCTCCCCCTCCAACTGCAGGAACGCTGTTATTAATTGCAAGTGTTGCTCTAATGGTTGCTTCAGTTGCGGGATTGGTAGGATTTGGAAAGGTTATCGTTGAAGATACAATATTAGTAAGTTCATTTACGCCTACATTTGCTTCAGCGCCGCCTCCTACTAAATACTGAACTGTTAAATTAGTGTTAAAAGGCGCTACTCCGTAAGATTTGTTTGTTACAAAGTTGGTTGGATCATAAGCTGTATTCAGCATATCTATTCCGTTAACAGTTCCAATACCGACGTTAAAAGGATTCGGAATTGATCCGGAAACAGCTTGTATTCCTGCACCGAATTCTAATTGTAAAATATTATTTGCAGTAAATCTAGATACAAATCTAAAAGGAGCATCTACTCTCTGTATAATATAGGGGACTTCATTTGCTTGTTGATAGAGCTGAGGATAGGCTAGGGCAGTATTAGCGACAGGGTTTAAAATATAATCTTGAGCTAGATAAGGTACTTCGCACCATTTATAACCAGAAGTTTGATCTGTTACATTGAGTATCTCTATTATATTAGTATCCTGAATTGTTCTTATAGGAAATCTTTGAGGTGCTCCAAAGTTAAGCGTTGTAGTTTTAATTTGCCCTGATATAGCTTGAGTTTTTTTCTTAAGTAAATAAGTATTAGGATTACCTCCTGCAGTTGTATAAACAGAAACTTCAGTAGGATCAATAGAAGATGATAAATTAAAATCTATTCTATTAGGGCAATAAAAAAAGTTATTAGTATTAATATTTGATCTTACTTGCATACCCTCCTCTACTATCATTGCATAGTTAAAATCAGGAGCATATCCTGATCCGGAAGCGGGAACTTGTTGGTAAATATCTAAATTAACAATAGCAGCAGAAGTTATTTTTGGTCTATAACCTAGCATATATGCTAGAGCATATAGGTTATTAGTCTGCTTAGCATACTCTAAGAATGTCTCTTGAGTTTGATTATCTAAATAAAATGATAATACATCCCCTACATAAGATGCCATGTCGATAAACATAGTCCCAGGAGAGGAGGTTGAAAAATCGTTATAAGAATTAGGGTAGTATGTTTTAGCATACTCAATTAACGCGTTCTTAAACGTAGTAAAATCTTTATTTAGATATGTTATATTTTTATTAGCCATTTAAACTAAGTGTTACAATATCTGACTCACCAGTATTATTTATATTATACGAAAACTGTATTTTTAAAAAGTTCTCATCGGGATTACCGCTAAAAGTTAACTCAGTAATAACTACGTTTGGGAAATAACGTTGAACTCCAGTTCTTATTAAAGAATCTAATTCATCTAACGTCTCAGTAGTAATCTGTTCGAAAATTTTACTTCTTATGTTAGCTCCAAAGTTTGGAATAAAAATTCTTTCTCTTTGATCAGTAAGTAAAAAATTAATTATGTTGTATTTTAACTGTTCTTTAGTTGTATAAACAGTTCTAAATACCCCTGGTGCATTAAAAGGCAATGCAACTCCTATTCCGGTTGATGGCTTTAGGTCGAGAACGTTAATATTTCTAAGATTATAGGCCATTATATTTCTCCGTTAGCTTGCATTTTAGCCATTAAATTCGAAAAATCAGGAACTGCATTAATTTCTATTGCACCTAAGTTTGAGCTTTTTGTAGCTGAGTTAAACATATCGTTCATTGATTCAACTATTGGTACTTCATTCTGGGCTTCATATCCTTGTAATCCTTCGAAATCCTTAGCTGTCATAGTTATAGCGGTTTCAGCTAGAAGGTTATTGAGAGGGTTTCCGGGTGCTAGAATAGGGGCTACTAACTTTCTATTTTGGTTATTTAGTGTTCCAGGAACAGTTGGTTTTTGTTTAACCGCTTCTGTTATAGGCTGTTGTGACCGGTTAGCAATAACGGCTTCTTTTAGTATTCCAGCTAATTCTTCCTGAAAGACAGCTCTTACTTCTTCTCTGATAATCTTTCTAAATGCGTCTAATTTTGCCATATGTAATAAATATGTTTAACTGAACAATTTATATTTAACCTGCTCTTTGAAGCTCTAAAATTCTCCTGTTAGCAGTTATAATTTTTTGCCGTCTATTCTCTGCGACTGCGTATCCTACTGGACCCTGTGTTAGAGCTAATGCTAATTCAGTTTGCCATTCTTTTATCTGGTCTTTTAGATTAGCGATATCTAACTGATTAGCTTGACGTAATTGTCTGTTAGCAGTCTGTGTGAATTGCCCTGTACTATCTGTTTTTTTAATTTGAGCTGATGTCTGCCTCAGGTTGTCTGCGAGTGCTTTTCTAGTTCTTTTCCTAAGTCTTCTTCCGCCTCTTAGATTATTAACAAAAGCATTTAAACCTAGACCTTTCGTTTCATCTACGTTATCCGGGAGATCAACTTCAGTTCTAGATATATTTAAATCATTCTGAAGAATATCGTTATTATCGAGATAATCTAAAGATTCGCTTACGGTAACTAATGCGTCTCCGTCTATAGTTCCTAAATCAGGACGAACTAATCCGAGAGAAACTAGCTTCTGTTTTACTTCTCCTATTATTACTTCAGGGTTTGTTGCAAAGGTAAGATCAGATTGAGTAACGATTGCTCCGTATTGATCCAGAGCTACTCCTCTTCTCCGCTTATTTTTAATAGACTGCTCGATCACCTGTTCGTCAATAATTCTAATTTGATAGGTTCCAAATAGAGCAGTATCAGGATCGGTTTTTGAATCAAAATTAATAATATAAATACTTAGCTCATCAACTAGCCCGTTCAAAGCTTGTCTAGTTTGATTTAGCTCATTCAGAATATCTGAATCTTTAAATGCATCGCATGCTTGCAGACCTACAAGCAAAGTATCTAAACGTCTTAATAGTTCGCTTGCATTTACTAATAGGTAACGAACGAGCCCGGTTGCTACACCGAGTAGCGCATTAATTGACTTTAAAACTCTTACGACGCCGTCTCCTTCATCTTTAGCTTTACTTGCGATGTCTTGTAGCGTTATCTGTGTACCTGAAGTACCAAAAATTAAAGGTATTGCAAGGCTCTTAAAGAATAAAAATACAAACTTAAAAATTTTATAAAAAAGAATTGCAAGCTTAATTATAAACTGCCCGGTCTGTATAACTTTCTGTACTTGATTGGCCATTTTTATAAACGACCTAATTCCGTTATTGATCTCTTTAAGAGTAGGTATAATTTTAGTTATGTCAACGAATTCGCTAAGTTTCTGTATCTGACTCCTTATATCTACTCCAAGAAAATTACCTATTAAGTTAGCTGCACTTTTAATATCTAGGTTTTGAATATTCTCGCAAATTGCTCTGAGCTTACCTATTTTATTCTGTAGGTATAGCAGTTCAGAAGTACTAATCTGATTGAAGTCAGCATACTTATTTACATCCCCTAAAAAGTCGTTTACGAAATTTAAGTTTGATCCTAGCTTTGGGATTTCTTGTAAGAGGATAGCATCTTGAGATGTGAATAATGACCCGGTAGTATTGGTGTTGAAACTAAAAACTTCACCTATACTTTTAAGCAAATAATACATGTTATACTTCTGTACCGGAGTACCTCCCTCTATCGGAGCATTTGATTGACTTACAGCTTGTTTAGGCGGTACTGCGTTAGGTCCGGCGCCTAGATAAGATCCAATAAACACATTAGGATATGCAGTATATTTGTCAATGAACGTAGTTACGAGCTTAGCTTGATCTTGTAGTGTATAAAAAGCAACTTGATCAGGTCGCCATGTACTTCTATCAGGTCGCGGTTTTCTTTTAATATTTACGTTACTATAGGCATAGGTAACTACATCACATAAGTCTACTGAATTAAGAGCATCTAAAGTACTAAATAAACCTGTTTGTAAGAGTCTCTGTCCAGGCTTAGGTTTTTGAGGTTTCGTAGGTACTTCTCTGTAGTTTATTGTCTTGTCCGGTTGATCTCTAGTTGAAAACCTTGGATCTTGTAAGTTATCAGGAGGAGTATCATCAGGTCCTGACACCGATTGAAATTGATAAGTTGCTACATTAGGAGTTGCAGGTACTCCAGGGGGGAGTCCGATACCCGTTCCTGTTGTTAATTTAGTTGGGTCTACACGAGCTGAGGGGGGAGGTACAGTTTTTGTAGTATAGCTTTTAGGTTCTCTTGCAGGTTTGTTTCCGTATCTAGCAGAAGATTTTTTATCTTTAGGAGGAGAGGGATTGCCCCATAGGATCTTATCAACATTGATTTGTATCTCTCCCAGTACTTTAGAAGAAATTCTGACGATTTTCTCGATACTTTTTGCTAACTTATTACTCATTATCTAGTAAAAGTATTTTTAGAGAGACACGTTGAATTTAATTGAGCCTTTACTCTACTTCCTATTCCTTGAAGTACCTTACTTGTATTTACAATTCTAGGAATAGCAGTTTCTAATTCTTCAGCTGACATTTCTTGTAGTGCGTTACCGAGATTAACTAAAGCATCAATTAAAAAACCTAGCTGGATAACAGTGCTAGTGCCGAGTAGAACTGGTTCTCCAATTCTGATTGCATTAAAACCTAACTCTATCTTCGGTGATGCTAAAGTAGTCTTTTCATTAGCATCTACGGTAAAGGTAGCTGGTGAAGAAATAGCAACTCCTTTCTTACCGAACAAAAATATAAAATCATCATAAGAATGATTTACAACTCTTCCTGAGGAAATTATAACTTGATTCCCTAAATATGGAAATATTGGTTGATACATCTTATCTTAATAAGCTATTAATTGATGGTATAACAAGTGTAGTGTTTTGATTCTTATTTTTGATAGCTGTTACTGCAGCATTATAGGCGGCTTGAACTGTTGAGGCGGTTTCACTAACAGAGCTTAAAACTGTCCCTGTTGAGTCGACGGCTCTCAAACTTACTACGTATGTACCGGATATTGCTTGCAGGTCTACTATCTCGCCTACTACCGTAGTTGCTTGGGAGGGAGGTGTTGTAGCTGCTGTACTATTATTATTTGTTACCTTTGGACCTGACGGAGGTTGTTGTGAGACGGTACTGATGTAAGAGTCTTGTTGTGCAGCAGAAATGTTATCGGTACTAGTTAGTTGCTGCTGAATAGGGATCGAAACAGTATATGTTCTCGCTAACACTACGTCTAAACTAGCTAAACTAAAATTATTATTTATATCATCCACTACTATTTGCTGTCCCTGTG